AACCCAGCGCCGACATTCAGCAGCCATCGATCTGCGGTGTAGCCGTTGGCGTTGAACCCGCCAGGTCCGCGCTGGCTGATCTCAAAGCCCCCGTTCGTCAGCAAATTGGCACGCGCCGTGTCGGAGCCGAGCTTGGCGTTGGTGACGGAGGCATTAGCCAGGTCGGCCGTGGCAATCGTGCCGTCGGCAATCGAGGCTGAGGTCACCGAGCCCGTCGGCAAAACGGTGCCGGTTGGCAGGATGACCGGCGTCGTCGGACTGCCCAGGCTCACGCCGTTGATGTCCGCGACGATCATCGGCGTGCCGTCGGCCTTCAGCACGCTCAGCGCGCGCGAGTTGGTCGGGTCGTCGTTCTGGACCGTCAGCGCGTAGTTGTTCGGATCGTTCAACGAGACCAGCGCCACCGGCACACCTTTGTTGGGTGTGCCCTTGAGCGCATCGATAATCTGCTGCACCTGGACCGACTGCTGCAGCGAGCCGGCCAGCACATCATTCAGCGTCGGCATTTTTTGTCAGTATGCTCCCTTCGTCATGTCGTCCAGATCGTTCCACTGTCCCACTTGTGGCCGTCGTCCCAATACAGCGGCGCCGTATTGAGCACCTCAGGCCCTGGATCGAGCAGCTTCACCCGCAGCGTGACCAGCAAGACCGGCTCCGCGGTGCCTTTGCCTGACTCACCGCGCAGGTGCAGAATCGTGCGATCGACGGGTGGTACCACCAGCGCACGGTACGTTTCCCCCCACTCGTCGCGCAGGTTCACGATGTCGCCGGTGACCAGCCGCTCGAGCCGTCGATAGTCCTCGATGGCACGCCCGATGTCGCGGCCGCCGAAGCGGTCCAGGTTCCCCTCGCCGAGCAGGATCTGGTACGTCCGCACCGCGCGAACGTAGGTGCGGATCTGGGCGCGCAGCATGAGCACGCGCAGGATGGCCGGCGTCGTCTGGGTACCGCTGCCCTGCAACAACGTGCCGATGCGGCGGCCGATAAACTGCTGAGTCAGCAAGAGTTGGCTATACGGTGACGTGTTGGCGGTACCAATCTGCGAGTAGGCGCCGTTTTCCGCATTTACGCTCACCGCGACCAGGCTGCCGCCACCGATGTTGTCGCCCTCGATATCGACCTGTAGGAGCTGCTTGGGCGTGGCCGGATGGCCCCAGTCCTGGCCGGGGATGACGAAACTCCAGGACTGGGCATAGCGATACTCGCTGTCCTGCAGCGGATTCTCGGTGCGCGGCATGACGCAGTAGCACAGGTTCTGGCCATTGCCGAACCACATCCGCGGCGGCGAGGTCAGGCCCGAGACGTATAGCAGGTAGCAGCGCTGGCCAGGCAATTGCACGATGCCGCCATGCCAGAGCATCGGCGAGGGACCGATCGCCGTCGGACTCGGCCCGTAGCCGTAGCCGTAGCCGAAGGGCGAGACGCCGGCGTCGCCCTGCATGATGTCGCGGCCCATGCTGACGTAGGTATCGACGCCGTTGTATTGGGACACGATCTGCCAGGGACCATAGGACGTCGATGCCAGGATTTTTCCCCGCACCGGCGTTTCATTCGGAAGTCCATGACCGGGTGTGACCGTCACGAGTCGCGAGCTCGCCGCGCCACTCACGTCCAGCCTGAATAGCCCGCTCAGGTGCGCGGTGTAAATCTGGCCACCGCTCGAGTGGCCGGCGATGCCGTTTTCGTCATCGATGGCCTGGGCGAAGAACGGCATCAGATTGGGCGCGTAGCCGGTCACGCCATCGACATCGTGCAGCCCGTTGGTCTTCGCGACATAGATATGGGTCTGGTCGCCGATGAGGCGATTGATGCCGTAGGTCGTGTCGCCCACCGGGATGCTGGCACCCCAGTTGGCCGCGGTCATCGGCGCGGTGGCCACGTTGCGGATGGACGACACGCCGTCCTGGGCGATCATCTGGAACTGCCCGACCGTGCCGAGCGCGCCGGAGGTCTGATACCACGCCTGCGCCAGCGATTTGCGGTTCAGCCCGGCAGTGTTCGACCAGGTGCCTGCCGATTTTTGCCACAGCAGGCCGGGCGCGCTCTGGCTGGTCGAGCCGACGCTGGTGCCGACGTACAGGTTGCCGTTGAACGTCTGCATGGACCAGGCGACGCTGCCCGCACCGAGGTCCTGATCGATGACGGGCGTGCCCGTGCCGCCAGGGATGCGGTACACGTAGCGGCCGGCGCCCACGTAGAGGTCACCAGCGAAGTCCTGGGCGCAGCGCGGATAGTCCGCGATGCTGGGCAGGCTGACCGGATTGACGTACGGGCCCGGCAGAACGACGCGCGGCAGGCGCGCGTCGGCATTGATGCCGTACGCGTAGGTGCCCCCGAGCAAACGCCACGAGAAGAAGGCGCCCAGGTGAAAAGTGTCCATGACCAGCGGCTCTTCGCTGAGGTCGATCGGCTCCCCTGAGAGTTGCGGAATGGTGGTCTGCTGGTCGCCGTTGGTGCTGCTGGCATTCCCACGCGCTGCGGCGGTGTACTGATAGAGCGTGTAGTCGCGTCCGTCGAGCGCGATGCTGTCCCTGAGCGGAAAGGTGGGCATTTAGCCTGGCATCAACACCGTATAGCCGTAGCCGAAGTTGTCGCGCGATCGCACCGTGAGCACGCTTGGCCAGTGCTCGCGTCTGCGTCGGGGATGCTCGAGCGTGAGGCGCTTCCACTCATTGGCCGCGGCGCGCGCCTGGGCGCGCAACTGGCGAAACGTCGCCTGATCCTCGGGCAGACCCCACTTGGCGAGCTCTTGATATACCCACGCTGAGCCGATGGTTTCCATGCCCTGGATCGGCAGGATGCCCTGGTCGGTCTCGGATTTCAGACCTTCACTGATCGGGAGCCCGAAGCCCATGCCCGTGTTGATCCACCATGACATCGGCACAAACACTTGCGGTTTGAGCACGTCGCCGTTGTTGAGCGTGGTGGCGATCTCCAGGCCAGGGTTGTCACCACCCGAGACCCAGCGCCAGTTGACCATCAACTGGTCGCTCGCGTTGGGGTCGCTCGTTTGTCCGAGGTAGTACACCTCGACGATCTGGTCCTCGGCCTGCAGCCAGGGATAGGCGGCACCGAGCGGGTAGACGCGCTGGTCCTGCACGCCAGGGATCTGCAGCTTCTGAATCGTCCAGCACTCGGCGAGTGTGCGGTTGACGATGTCGTTCAGGCCGAGCCGGCCCTCGCGTCGCACCGGCGGCAATTTTCCGTAGAACTCGACGGGCGTGGCATTCGGCGTGAGCACGCTGTGCGCATGCTCGAGAGTGACCACGCCGGTGCCGTTTTGCAGGCCGCCGTAGACCACCCGCCGCACCTCGCCGGCGTTGGGTCCGCTCGGTTGATACTCCCAGGTGTTGCCCAGGAACGACGGCTCGAGTTCGGTGCTCTGGAAGTCAGCGACGACCACCTGGTCGGCCGAGGTCGCCGCGCCGGTCGTGGTGGTGATGATGTTGAAGCCCGCCGCGTCGGCTAGCCGGCGGCGGTACTGACCCAGACTCGGAAAAACACTACTACCGGGGGAGGCGGCGGGACTGATCGGGTCGAGGATGATTGGCATTCTTTTTCCCTCAGGCAGGTGCTCCCGTACCGCCGTAGGCGACCACGTCCCAATCGGGCGATGCCGTGCCAGGGATGAGCAGCACGTGGCAGCCATAGGCCGTGGTGCCCCAGGCCGCGGCGTCCTTCTGGCCCTGCGCCAGCGAGCAGTAAGGTGGCGGCGTCGCGAACAGCGCGGCCTGCTCGTACCAGTACACGTAGTTATTGCTGGTCTGCGTGACCTGGAGCGTCAGGCGCACGACCGCCCCGGAGAGCACCAGGCGCGGCGTCACATTGATCCACAACAGACCTGCCGCGTTGGGCGTGACGCTCGCGGTGTCGACCACCACGCCGTTGATCATCAGCGTCAGCGCGTGCTGCATATTCAGGTTGTTGGTGTTGACGTCGACGGCGTACTGGTCGATCCAGCCGCTCTGCGAGAGCGTCCACTGATTGGCAACGGTGTACGAGGCGCGCGCGTTGGGGGTCGCGGGCGTCCAGGTCGGTAGCAGGTCCTCTTCGGGCGCCGACTGCTGGGGTGCCGGGCGTGTGGTGGTGTCCTTGTTGGCGACCATCGTCCAGTCGCCGTCCCGCGTCAGGTTCTGGTACAGGAAGGATTGCGGCGACCCGACGTAGGGCACCCAGCGCACGCCGGTGGGCATCGCCGAGTCGGCAGTCACCGTGGAGCGCACCGGGGTGTAGCCGCCGGCGCTCACGACCACATCCAGCTCGCGTTCAGCCGGCAACCAGAACATGAGCACGCCGTCGTTACCCAGCGGCACCGGGTTGGGCAGCGTCGTGCTGCTGAGATCGTCCGCGTAGATGGTGTCGGTGATGGGGTTGGACGTGCCCACGTCATACAGCGCCGCGGTCGGCGCCAGGCCGGCGGGTGGCAAGCCCAGACTCCCGTTGGGCCAGCGCAGCATGACCGTATCCCGAAACTGCGCCCTAACCACGATGGTCGATCAGGCGTTGCCTTCGATGGCGACCGAGGCGGAGACGCGCGCGGGTCCGGTCGTGGTGACGGTGTTGATCTGCACGGTGATGCGGTCGCCCGGTCGAATGCCGCGGCTACCGGGGTCGGGCACGCTGTTGGTGAACTCGCCGGTGCCCGAGGCGAGCGTGGGCTTGTTGCCGGCGCTGGCCCAGACCGAGGTGCCGTTGACCAGTACGTCGCCGACGCACGCGCCGCCACCCGCGGTCACGGCGTAGAACTTGATGCCTGAAATACGGCCGAAGACGACCGACACGTATTCGCTGAGGACCTGCGCCGCGGTGACGGCCGCGCTCGAGTAGCCGGTGACCACGTCGACGACATTTTTCGCTTGTGCACGAGTACCTGGCATTTGAGGGGTAAGCCTCCTGGTCTTTAGAGTTAGCGATTCCGTCTGCCGCTGCTGGCAGATGCGGGTTCTGGTTCAGGTTCAGGTTCGGGTATCGGCTCGGGTTGGTCGTCGTCGTCGGGCAGCGGCGTCGGGTCGGGCTGCGGGATGCCGTATCCGAGGGCCTGCAGCGTGGCCGCCACGGCCGCGGCGATGGCACTCGCGTCGGTCGCGCTCGTCACGCCCGAGTGCTGCAGACCAGCGACGATGGTCTCGCCGAGCTGCTGCTGCTTGCGGCGGTCGTCGTGCATCACGTCCTGGTGCTGCCGGAGCGCGGCCAGGGTGGGGAAGTCGTCGCGCCCGCAATACTCGCAGTCCGGTGGTCGCCGGATCTCGAGCCCGTCAAGTTGAGAAAAACGAACCGGCTGCGCACCGCGCCAGCAGCCCTGCGCCTTGGCTGATAGACCGGCGCCCGGTCGGCCGTTGTGGGCGAGGTGGTCCTTCGCGTCGCCAACGTGCCGCTCGCAGGTTGGCACCAGCGGTGGGCGCAGGTGATAGCCGAGCTCGACAATCTGATCGACGCTCATCTCGCGCGCGCCACCCGCCTGGAAGAGCGGCTCGTACGGATGGTCCATGTAGTACGCGCTCGAGCCGAACTGGCCATAGTCATTGAGCACGACGATGCCGCGATTGATCTTTTTCATCAGCTCCATCGGCGAGGCGTCGCAGGCTACGACCTCGCCAGAGGGAAAACGGCAGTAGACCATGCCCTGGTCGGCGATCACCGCGTTGGGTGCTTGTGTGGTCAGCGCTTCAGCCATACCGGCTCAGGCTCTCCTTTTTCAGCGACGTATTCGGTGACGATGGCGGCTCGAGAAAAGATGGCGTAGTACTCCCATTCGACTTCGTCGGTCATCAGGTGTGGCGCCTTGGGACCGAAGTCCGGCAGTGTGCTGACGCGCCAGAGCGCATCGTCGGCGGGTGCCGGTGGTGACGGTTGGCCGGGCTTTCGACGAACTCTGGGAGGGTGTTTGGGAAAGCCTTTGACCGGCACCACCGGCAGGGGCCCGCGCGGACGACGCTCATCGAGTCTGATAAAGGTCCAGTCCTGTTGCGCCAGTCGACGGATCATGCGCTCGAGTGCCCAATCGCGGCGTTTTTCGATTTCGTCGGGGGTCGCTCGCGCGGGTACGCGGACATGAAATTTGACCACGTAGGGCCGCTGCGCAAGCTCGGGCCTGACGATGATCGATGGCACTAGCTATAGACCAGAATGCCCGCGCCGGCGCTGCCGGGCACCAGATAGATGCCGGTCTTGGCGGGGATATCGATGGGCACGATGCCGACCGCGGGCGTGGTTGCCGTGAAAAGCACCGTGCCCGAGGCCGCGCTGGGGTTGTCGTAGATGGTGATGCTGCCCGTCACCGCCGAGGTGACCACAAGTTTGGCGATGCGACCGGGACGCGCCTTGATGACGACGCCGGCGGTCGTGAACGCCGTATACGTCTGCCCCTGGAAGGTCTCTTCCACGGGGTCACTTAGTGCATAAGAGCTTGACGCTCCAGTCGCTTGAGTTGGTCGTGGCCGCGGCGGCCTCGTCGGCCTCCAGTCGCTCGAACATGCCGTAAATCGCGTCCATCGAAACAACCCAGCTCAGATCCAATGGCGAGTACCACGTATGCGTCGTCGGCTGGCGCTGGATGGCTTTGAAGTAGTGCGTCTTGCTCCAGAACGCGCCGGTCGCCGCGGGGGCGGTCCCTGCAAGCAACTGCGATTCGTAGACATCGGCGCCGTAGATTTTGCCCACGCGCGCCTCTTCCACCGCGGTGCCGCCCTCGTCGGTGCCGACGTACAGCATGTTGGTGAATTTCTCGAGCTTGAGAAAGCCGCTGTACGTGGCAGGCGGGACGCAGATGTACCACGGTCGTGGCGCGGCCTGGTTCCTGAGCAGAGTGCGGCCCTGGATCAGGTTGTCGTCGGTCAGCTCGCTGCCCGAGGTGCCGCTCGAGTTGGTCGCCGCCGGGAACAGGCCGGCCGCGTCGACGTCCATCTGGCGCGCCAGGGCGTAGGCGCCGGCGATGGTGGTCTCGGAGCGGATGTCGTAACGCGACTGGATCTCGGCGATGTCCTCGATCATCTGCGCGATCGCGCGGTGACCATTGGTCATCGGCAGCACGAACTGCTGCGAGGTCTCGGTGATGGCCTGCGGCGTCAGCGGCGTGCCTGGCGCCTTGGCGTTGGCCGTCAGGTTGTGCCGCGAGGGCAGGTTGATGGTGTTGGCGTGCTGATCGACGAGCGCCGACTTGTCGTCGAACAGCGCCGCGATGACCACGTCGTATTGGATGGCGCGGTTCAGTTCAGGCGACCACACCTGGTCGATGAACACGGCCGCAGTCGTAATGGTGACGTCAGCCAAGGTTCTCTCAAACCTCCGTAGAGGGCGCTAACTTTGAAATTGTCTAGTTAGTGTCCGTTGCGCTGGGCGTCCTGGGACCACTGGCGCATCATCGCGTCCACCTGGGCGGATGACAGCTTGGCGGCCTCTTTCGGTCCGAGCGCCTGATATTGCTCGATGGTCATGTTGGCTTCGATCGCGCCCGCGCCGTTGGACGCCATCGGGGTGGCCCGCGAGCCGACCAGGCGACCTCTGAGACCTTCGATCTCGGCCTCGAGTCTGGTGACCTGCTCGTCACGCGATTTGCGGCCGATGTCCATGGCCCGTTTGGCGAGCTCAGCGGCCGAGGGTGCCGTATGCAGACTCTGGTACGCCTCGTCGCTGAGCCCGTCGACCTCGCGGATTTTGGCGAAGTCCGCGGCCATCTCACCGAGGATCTGCTGACGCGTGGTGGTCATCAGTGCCTGGGCCTGGCGATTGCCGCGGTACATCTGCAGGATGCCCTGACGGGCACGGTCCTGCGTCGCGTAGTCGGGCGATTCGAGCTCTGAGAACAGTTGCTCGACTCGCGCGTTGGCTTCGCGCTGCGTCTGCAGGAACGCGTCCTGCTGCTGGCGCTGAGCCTGCTCGTGCTCGAGGGCGGCGCGTCCCTCGGTCAGACCGCGCTGGTACGCATCCTCAGCCGCTCGTCGCCGGGCGCCTCGTGTGTCACCGTCCTGGGATGGTGGCTCGAGTCCTGCGGGTTCGGGCGGCGTCTCGGGTGCGGCCGTTGATGCAGGTTCCGGTGCTTCGACGGGCGGTGCGGGCGGTTCAGCAAGAAGGGCTGGTCGGAACGCCTCGGGGTAGATATCGGTGTGCGGCCCGAGTGCGATCTGAACCTGCTGTTCCCCCTGGGAAAGGCCTTCCGGGCTCGTCGGGGCAGGTGCGCCTGTTTCAGTCGGCGGCGGCGACTCTGACATGTACTAGACGACGTAACTGTATCTCATCAGGTTTTCATCGAAAACGGCCTGCATTCGGCGTGCTGCCGGCTATAACCCCGTCAGAGACAAAAGAAAGCCGTCGGCGCATCGGATTGGGGGAGATTGAGGCACCGATGCACCGACAGCGTCGTGAGTTATAGTCGGTGACCCGACCCGAAGCCTGGGCCGAGCCACCACACAACGAAGGATTCATCTTCGTCATGCAGCCACAGTCTAACGAGCACCATCATCCCGAACTCGAGCGCATGCTCGCCGAGCAGGAAGAGTTCCTCCGCGCAGCTTTCACGGTTCGCGTTACCGAACTGATTCGCGAAGTCCGGCAGCTCACGGGCTCCGAGGCAATGACATGACGCCCGAACACGTCGAGTCCGCGCCGGTCACGTTCAAGGACTACCTCGACGCGAAACTGTCCAACTATCCCACCAAGGATGACCTGCGCGCGGTCGAAAACCGCCTGACCTGGCTCATCCCGACGATCACCGGCGTGGTGATTGCCGTCCTTGGCCTGATCGATAAGTACCTGGTGCACTGATGCAAACACAGACTACTGGACTGTTCATCCTCGCGGCGGCGATCGTGCTGGCGGCCATCATCCTGGCCTTCAGCCCGCTCCTCTGGACCGACCACAACATCAGCGCCCCCGGCGCTTTGAACAGGCCATTGCCTGCTGGCTGCAGCATCCAGGCGGTGGGCATTGCCGGTAACGGTGAGCAATTCGTCGCACATTGCCCAGCGTGGGTGCAGTTCTAGGCAGCTAAACCGGCCAGTGAGGCCTGCACGCCGGACTGGCCGCTAACAAGCGCGTTCATCAGCGCCTGGTGGTGGAGCTGGTTGCGCAGCATCATCGTCTGTGTGAGTTGATTGCTGGTGTCGATGGGCGCGTAGCCATACACCGGCGCGAGCGCCCCGGTGCCAATCATGCGCCGGCCGAAATCGGGAGTCCGGGCGAGGTCGGCCATCACCATTCCGGTCGCGGCGGCGTCCACGTTCTGAGTGATCGCGGTGAGCGCCCGGTTCTGCGCGAGAGTGTCCAATTGCGCGAACTGGGGTGAATTGACGAGGCCAGATGCGGCCTGCTGCATGAGATTGCCGCGGTACTGCTGCCAGGCTTGCTGCTCATCGGGAGTGAGCAGGATCTTGGCCGTGGGTCCGAATGGGATCTCCTTCGGTGCCGCGCCAGGTGTGACGCCCGCGCCGGCCATCGCCAGCGCGACGGGATTCGGGTTGACGACGTTGCTCCGCGGCAACAACAGACCGGCCCCTTGTTGTGGGTTCGGTATCGGTTGACCCGTGACGTCGAGGCGCGGCGGCAGGCTCTGGCGATAGCCGGGCAAACGTGATTCGACCGAACGCTGGATCTGCTCAAGCGGTGTGGCACCCTGCGCCACACGCGCGTACGGATCGGTGGTTGAGGCCAGATTGCTCAACAGCGCGCCCTGCGGGATGAGCGACTCGAGGACGCTCGCGGCCTCGCGCGCGGGCATCTGCCCCTGCTGCGCGCTCGAGCCGATCAGGTTCAGCGCCGACCCGAGCGATGACAGGAATGTCTCATTGTTGAAGTACCGCCCCTGTCGGGCGACCAGGTCACCGGCAATGTCTAGCGCGTTCGGCGCGCGCAGGCCCTGCGGCGTCTCGATGGGCTTGAGACCCGCGCCACCGACGCCTTGAGTCGCTTCGTACGCGTTGGCGCCCTGGATCAGCGACCAGCCGACCGGTCCAAGCAAATGCGCGTCGAAGTACCGCCCAAAGATACGGATGGAATCTGGTTGCCAGCCGGTCTCCCTGAGTAACGCCTGCTCTTTCGGATCGGCAGGACCCTCACCGGTGATATTGCCCTGCTCGGCCTGCTTGTAGCCCTCGTATGCCAGACCAATACCGATCATGTTGTTGCGCAGGCGTTGTGCCAGCGGCGTCACGGCACCCGCGGCCCCGCGGCCGGCGAAACCCTCGGCGCCGGCGTACGGACCCCGTCCGGCCGCGGCCTGGAGGACATCCCAGGCGGTGCCGGCCAGTCCGAGCGGCGAGGTCTCGACGCCCTGCGTCGCGATGGCATAGCCCTTGTTGAAGATCGGCAGGAAGAAGCGCGCGAGCGGAACCTTCTGGACCAGTTTGGAGATGCCCTCGCCAGTGGTGCCGAGCGGCGTATTGAGCGAGGCGCGCTCGCTGGCCGCGGTGGCCGAGTCCGTCATCGCCTGAGTTGGGTTGGCGACCAGGCGCGCGACCTCGGCGTTCCAGTCCGGACTGAAGCGCTCAAATCCGGCGTTGGTGGCCTCTTTCGCGGCGCTCGACCACAGATCCATGTGCTTGGCCATCTGACCGGCCATGTCCTGCAGCACGGGATGCAGGCGCACGAGCCCAGTGAGGCCCGTCTCGGCTAGTTGCGCTCCAGTACCGCCACCCAGTGCCTTCGCGTACGGGCCTGGCTGACGCAGCTCGTTGGCGGCATTGAGCGCCCAGGAACGCAAGCCCTGCAGCGCCCCGTAGACCTCCATCGGCGCGGCCTCGAAGTGGCCTGTTGCGATCGACGCAGGCAGGTCGTTGGCCAACTTCAGCGCCGTTTGTACGGGCATGTTCAGGGCGATGTGGCTGAGCGTGGGGATGCCGCCAGCGAGGGAACCGACACGCGCGGCCTGGATAGTGCGCCCAATTGGCGAACCGCCGACCAGCTGTCGGACACGCTGCAGGTCCAATCCGCCGCCCTCATCGGTGACGAACGAGCGCACCGCCGGGTTGGATGCGAGTTGCATCGCGAGGTCGACGCCCGGTCCTGCGGCGAGCGCGCCGGCGCCCACGCCGCCGGCGACCTTGAGCCAGCGGTTCGGATCGTTCTCGTCGGTCGTCTTATATGCCGCGAGACCACCCGCCGCGCCACCGCCGAGCGCGCGCGCGACGGCCGCGTTCACCTCGCCGCTATCACGACCCTGCAGGATCGAGCGCATGGCGTTGAGCAGGTCGTCGCCCTCCATGGGTGCCTGCGGGACAATCGGCTCGAACTGGTTGCTGGTCGTGCGCATGAACTGGGTCGCTTCTGGCGTAGCGGCTTGCGCGGCGGCCAATCGGTTGATCGGCTCGGTGACCGGCACCATCTCCTGACCGGTGATGGGATCGATCTGCATACCGTGCGGCCCGTAGGTGAGGGCTTGCCCCGGTGGCACGACTTCGTTGCCGGTGAGCGGATCGAGTGCGATGCCGCGCGCGCTGTATTGAATAGGCTCGGATGGCCCAGGACGCTCGAGTTGCTGCAGCACACCCGGCAATTCGGCAGTCGGGGTGCGTCCCAGCAGGCGCGCCGCGACGGGTCCGAGGGCACCACCGGCGCCGCCCAGACCACCACCAAAAGCCGCGTTGAGCAGAATGTCCTGGGCAGAAGCGCTCGGCTGTTGAGCACCGAACAGACCACCGCTGATGCCACCGGTCAGTGCCTGACGTCCGATGCTGGGGAGCAGGCCCGCGCCGGGCAAGAGCGCCTTGCCCACCCCGCCGCCGGCGGCGAGGGCGAGGATCTGCTCGGGATCGGTCGCGAACGAGGCGAGGCCGCTGATGACGGGCAGATTGCCCGTGAGATTCTGGGTGCCGGTGGCGCGCGCGAGCTCATACTGCTGGTTCCACTGCATCAGCGCCTGCGCCTGATCGCTCGGTGACATCTGCCCAATCGGCTCACCAGCAACCATGCGACCGAGTGGGGTCGTCGGGGCAACGGTCAGCAGACCCGTGATATCCGGCAGATCAGCACCCAGGTCGCGCGACGGCGGCGTGGGGGGGCGCGAGGGTGGCGTGAGCAGGCTCGTGAGATCGGTCGCGCGTGGCGAGAGCGCGCCAGTGATATCCGGCAGTTGGCCACCAACGTCCTGGACCGCATTCATCACGTCCTGAGCTTTGGTCTGCGCCGCTGGCTGCATCGTGCCCATCGTCAGCGGACCCTGGCTCTGCGCGTTACCCGGCGTGGTGAGCGCCGCCTGAAGTGATCGACCAGCCTCGGATGCTGTCGTAGTGACCTGCTGGGCAATGTTGCCGACGACGCTCTGCGCCAGGTCATTGCCGCGCACGTTGTCGAGCGCGGTCGGACGACGATACTCGGGTGCCGAGCCGACTGGCTGATTCGCTGACGCAATGTTGACGTCCTGGCGCGTTCCGCCGGCCTGGATGATCTGACCATTGCCGATATATAGCGCGATGTGCTGCTCGTGCGGATCGCCCGAGTTCATGTTGTAAAAGACGACATCTCCTGGGCGCGGCTGCTCGTCCTTGCCCAGCGCGCGCGTCTGCGCGTAGGCGGTGCCGGTGAAGGCGGGCAAATCGACCCCGAAACCAGTCTTCATCACATAACTGACAAAGCCCGAGCAGTCAAAGCCGGCCGGGTTCTGGCTGAAGTCTGATCGGCCGCCGAGGCTACCCCAGATGTAGGGCTTGCTGAGTTGGTCCTCGGCGATCTTGAGCCACTGCTGGCCGCTGGGGCCACCCGAGGTGCTCTGGGCGTTGGGATCGCTCAATGACCGGCCACCGGTGTTGCCTGGCGGCGCACTCATCAACGCCGCGCCGCTCTGATAGTTCTGCAGGTTGTTCTGGAACTTGCTGACATAGGTCGAGCCGCTGGTGCCGCGCGCGTCCTGAGCGCCGCCTAGGATGTTGCCGCTCGAGTCGATCGCGCCGAAGTAGGCCGCAGCGGCCTTGTCCCACGAGCCGTAGCGCTGGTAGTTGTCGCGCAGGATCTCGGCGCCGCGCTGGATGTTGGTGGCCGGGTCCAGGCCATTCTCGCCGGGCTGGAAATGCTGCGGCATCACCTGCATGAAGCCCATCGCGCCGGCTGGGCTGACACTGTTGGGACCGCCCGCCTCGGTGTCCATGATCCCGGCGATGACTGACGAAGGCACGCCGGTACTCGCGCTGGCTTGCCTGATCAGATCGGCCTGGCCACGCACCCGATCGGACGGGTTGGTCATGTTGAGATCGCCTGAAATCGCACCAGACGGGCCACCAGGCGCAGGGGGCGGTGGAATGGCTGCGGACACGTCCGGCGTCAGCGGCCCTGCCTGTGGCGCGACCGGTGACGGTGGCGGCGGTGCTGGCGGTGCGGATGGCTTGAGCAGATTGTCGATCTGCTGTTGGGCCCAGTTCTGGCCAGCCTGGAGCATGTCAGGCACGACTGGGGCTTGCATCGATGCCGCGGGTGGCGTCGGGGATGGCGTAGCCTCAGGACCTCCGGGTATCGAGCCAATCGCGGGTGTTTGCTCCGGCGCGGGTGCAGGTTGGATTGGTGCCGGTGGTGGCGTCGGCGTGGGCATGGCCACTGGCGTCGGGCTTGGTGCCGGCGGTGGTGGTGACGCAGCGACAGGTGCCGCAGCGGCAGGCACGCTTGGCACCATGCTCTGGAGGCGCTGCATGCTGCTCGCGAGCGCTTGCTGGGCCCAGTCCTGGCCAGACTGAATACGCTGCTGCTGCTCTTGCAGCCACATCTGGCCCGCCGTCTGGCGGTATTCGTCGTCCGACAGCCAGACGCCTGATGCCACCGGCTAGGCCAACGTGGGCGTGGCCGCGGCGCTCTGGCCGACGCGGCTCTGCTGGTACTGCTGCAGGAACGACGGCATGGATCCACCGACGGCGCCGAGACCCGAGCCGAAAGCGGCGAGCTCGTCCGGCGTGAGGCCCTCGAGCGCGCCCGGCGACAGTCCTTGTGCGCCGCGGCTCATGATGTTCTGGATGGTGCCGAGCGTCTGCCCATAGTCCCAGCCGGGCGTCGCCGACTGGGCACCGCTGAGTTGCGCCGCCAGCCCGGCAGCCGTCTGTGGCGTGGGCGCGGTACTGCCGGCACCCTGGAACATCGGATTCGCAATGTTGCTCGACAGGTTCTGGAGATACGTCGGCACCGCCTGAGTACCCTGTGCGCCGCGCAGATAGTTCGACAGTTGAAAGGTGTTCTGCGGACCCTGCAGTTGCGACGCGGTCGCGAGGTACTGCTGCCCGAGTTGGCCCTGCTGCAAGGCGAGGTTCTGATTGAACTCGCGCGCGGCCTCAGTGGGCGCGCCCTGGTACATGCCCGAGAGTTGCGCGGCCTGCTGTTGTGCGGCCAGCGTTTGAGCATTGCCGCCTGGTGCGATGGGCTGGCCCTGTGCATTGAACTGGGGCGCGTAGCCGTAGAGTTGCGCCCAGGCCTGCGCGAGTTGCTGCGCCTGCGCCTGTGACGCGAGTGTTTGCACGCCCTGCCCGGTGCCGAGCGTGGCCTGCGGCTGGTTGGCACCGCCGGTCATCGACAGTTGTGGCAAGTTCGGCGCGACGTAATAGCCCGTCTCCTGCGCATTGACCTGGGCCAGTTGCGAGATGAACTGCTGCTGTTGGAGCGCCGCCACGTACTGGTTGATCTGCAACTGCGGGATGCCCAGTTGCTGCATCTGCTGCTGAGCAAAGGCGAGTTGCGCGTCGAACTCGGCTTTTTGCTGGGCGAGCTGCTTGTCGGTAATGCCTGAGGTCTGGGCGAAGAACTTGGCCAGATCTGCGGATGAGAGTTGTCCCGTAGGGACGGGCGGTGCCCCCGGCACAGGGGGTGCACCTGGTGCCGCTGGCGTGCTCGGAGCACTCGCTTTGGCTGCACCCGCCACCTGGTTGTAGACGTCGACCGCATTGCCCTGACCACCCCAGCCGGCGGCCTGTAATTCCTGCGTGATCTGGGTGCCCGTCTTCTGACCGTTGGGCGTGTTGAAGATCGCGTCGCCGTACTGGTTGTAGGCAACCGCCGCGGGGTTCGAGCCAACCTGATTCGACGCGCCGCCACCACCGCTGCTGCCACCCGAAGCAGGCGTATTGCCCGTACCCGAGACGTTGGCTCGCGCGGCTTCCGCGCTCGAGGCGTTGACGGTCATCGAACCGCCGCCTGCCAACGGAACCGTGAATTGAGGCATCTACATCACACCCGGCACGCTCGGTGGCGTGGTGTACGTCGGCAACTGCACCGCGCCCGAGCCGAGTTCATTACTCCACAGATTGTGGACCGAGGCGGTCGTCGCGGGCTGATGCTGCGCGAGCACGCCCGGCAGATTGCTGGTGTTTGACTGTGGCCCCTGACCCATCCAGGGCGGCAACGCCGGATTCGGGTTCAAGGCCGGGTTGACGTTCTGGGCGCCAGGCCCGAGCCACGAGGGAAACGCTGACGGTTGCTCAGGCGGCTG